GATTTTACGCTCCAGCCGTCACGCGGCATTACGTCAAGTTTCCACGAGCAGCTGCCGAGTTCAAATTCGTATGAGACCGGTTTTTTGATTTTTCCTTCCGAACTGCAGACTTCCTCGTATTCCGGATTCAGAGCCGAAACCGTTTTTGAAAGAGAATATTCATACCCGAAATTTCCGAGAGTCTGAATTGAATTTTCAAATATTTCCGGCACTTTTATAATTACAACCGCAAAGCCCCAGAAATTGCTGCTGCCGTCGCTGTTTTTGAGAAACACGGGATTTCTTATTGCGATTCCCATGCTTCCTTGATTCAGTTCAAACGGTCCCTGCATTGTTATAACGTTGTGCTGTTTTGCATAGTGAACAAATTCGCTGCGGCTCGGATCGCCGAGAAGATCTATCTTGCCCGATTCGTTCCCCGTTTCCGGGTATATGCTTTCAACCACGCCGCCGGGTGCTAACTGAATGCTGTGTATGTAGTATGTCATCAGATTTCGTGCGACAGTGTCGAAATTGTTTACACCGCCGTTTTCGCTTATGATGATCTGCTCAAGCGCGTCGGTTACTGCAATTCCCTGATTCAGGTCTGTGATGAGACGGTTGGCGTATGTGGTTGCGTTTAGCGCGGTTCTTGTGTATATAAGATTTTTTCCTGCAAAGTATTCGATATGAACAATTACGTTAAGAATTATAAATCCCGCTATAAACACAAATGTCGGCAGGAGAAATATAGGTTTGAGTTTTGTTTTTTTATATGGCTTCATGCTCTGTTTACGGCTCCGGATATTTTGTTTTTGTTAAAATTTTATAAGCTTAATAAATACGAAATGTTGAACTAATACTTACATAATATTATACGGCGGATAAATGACGATTTATATGTAATTTGTTAAATACATGCTAAACTCCGAATAAATTTTCACAATAAATTTTGTAAATTCGGATTTTTCGGAGATTGTACTTTAAGAATCAATTTATGGATTTCAGCTTTTGCTTAAAAACAATTTACCAAAATAAACCGCCGCCATATCTGCATAAAACTCCTATTGCTTACAAAAAATAGTGCTGTACCACAAAAGCAAAAAGGAGTTTAATATAAATGAAAGCAACAGGAATCGTCAGAAAGATCGACGAGCTCGGCCGCATCACGCTCCCGAGGGAGCTGCGCCGGACGCTAGATCTCCAGGAGAAAGACCCTGTCGAGATCTACACGGACGGGAAAGGCATCATCCTGCGCAAGTACGCGCCTGGTTGCGCGTTCTGCGGCAGCGTGAACGACATCCGCTACATTCACAGCACGCCGGTGTGCAATATCTGCGCGAACAACATGCAGATGCTGTACCGCACGGCAGAAGGCGGTGACGACGAATGAAGGTGTTCGGAGATCCGCGCGCCAAGGCGAAGGTGCGCCGCTACATCGTCTGGGGCATCGAGGATGGCATCGTCTGCGCGTCCTTCATTGCCAGTGTTGCGCTCGCCGGGTGGGTGTTCCACCTTATCTTCTCGGTCCTCGGCGTCGCATGAGACGTCCGGAGGTCGTATATATGTCACCGGCAGAGCTGGCCATGCGACGCCGGAATGACCGCTGGGCAGCGCATGGCCGCGCGCGGGTGGAGCTCCCAGGGCGCAAGGCCGTGGTCGTACCGTGTGCATCGCCGTTCGCGGCAATCCAGTGCGCGGCGGAGCTGTGGGGCGTCCCATGGCAGGAAGTCGTCCACGGGGCGCGCGTCATGTGGGCGCCGCCGGAGACATAAAAAGACACCGCCTGCGAAGATCGTCAAACCCGCAGGCGGTGAAAACCCAATAGCGCACAGGGCGCGCTACACTATATATATTATAGCATATAGTTGCCCGCCCTGCAAGCCGAAAAACGCTGACGCCGCAAGGCGTTTTCAGCTTCGGTAAGACCAATTACTAACTCGACCGGAGACAGGGAGGCAATCATGCCGTATGTACATCGCACTGTCGTGTGCGGGGAAACGGTCGAGCACCGCAAGATGTATTCATCCCGTGTGCACAGCAAGGAGGTCAAGCCGCGCAAGCGATCATCCGAGAAGGAGACCTCCAAGTGCCAGGAGCGTATCAACGAGCGCGTGGCCGAGGAGCATCTGCGCTGGCTCATCAACTGTAACTACCATTACGGCGACTTCCACCTGGTGCTGCACTACTGGTGCAAGCATGTCACGCTGGAACAGGCCGAGCGGGACAGGGCGGCGTTCCTCCGCGAGCTGCGCAAGGCGTACGCCAAAGCGGGCAAGCGCCTGAAATACATCGCCGTGCTCGAAACCAAGCACATGACGAACGTGCATCATCACATCCTCCTGCCGCGCTTTGACGCGCAGATCATCGCCGCCGCCTGGACAAAGGTGACCAATGGCGCGGGCTCTATCAGCTTCCAGATGCTCGATGACCGCAAGAACCACGCAAAACTTGCGTCCTACCTCATCAAGGAATCACGCTCCACCATGCGCCGCTGCCGCGAGCAGGGTATCCGCCGCCGGCGGTATACCTGCAGCGCCGGCATGACCAAGCCGGAGATCCGCTATCAGGTGGCCAAGGCCGAGACGTGGAGAAAAGAGCCGAAGGCCAGACGGGGGATGCATCTCTATCGCTTTGACGATGGGTCGGAGTATAAGAGCGGCTGGCACGAACTGAGCGGCTGGCCGTGGCAGGAATATTACGAGATCAAAGACACCACATAGGAAGGAGCAATTACAATGGGCATCAGCATGGACAGTCTGCCGCCGCGCTATCAGAAACAGGCGGCGCGCAAGCTGGATCCTGTGGCGTATGAAAAGGCGCTGCAGTTTTTCCACGCCGAGGAGTCGGCGAAAAACCCGGCGCGTCAGGCACAAGGGAGCATCAGCCGCGCGACCGGAGAGGGCTTCGAGGCGCAGATCCTCACGGCCTGCGCGTATTACCGGGCGCATGGCATCGCGGAGATCGACAAGACACCGGAGCCGATCAAGGTCATTTCCGGCCGGCATCAGAATCCGAGCGGCTGCTGGTCGTTCGAGGCGGTTTTCACCAAGCAGGCGCAGCCGGATTTTCAGGGCACGCTATGCGGCGGCAGCAGCGTAGTGTTCGAGGCCAAGGCCACGGACAAAGACCGCATTCTGCAGAGCGCGGTCACGGAAGAGCAGGCGCGTGCACTGGAATCGCACGCCAATATGGGCGCGCTGGCGTTTGTGCTGGTGTGCCTGCGCGGGCGCGCAGTGTATCGTGTCATGTGGGAGGACTGGCAGAACATGAAAGAACTATTCGGCCATAAGTACATGACGGCCGTGGAGCTGGAGCCGTACCGGGTGCAGTTGCGTCAGGGCGTGATCCGGTTTCTCGGCGATCCGGAGTGAGGTGGGCACATGGCAATCAAAAACTATACGACGAAAGTGGACGTATATACGTCCATCGGGGAAATCCAAGGCGCGCTTGCACGCCACGGAGCCACCAAGATCATGATTGACTACGATAATGGCAAGCCGCAGGCGATCGCGTTTGGGATCGACACGCCGGTTGGGCCGCGTGGCTTCCGCCTGCCGGCGGCCGTAGACGGAACGCTGCGAGTGTTCGCGGCGCAGAAGATCAAGGCCGACCGCGAGCAGGCGGAAATGACTGCGTGGCGGAACGTGCGCGACTGGGTGCTGGCGCAAATGGCGCTGATCGAATCCTGTGATGTGCCGATGCAGCAGATCTTCCTGCCGTATATGGCAGATGATCGCGGCCGGACGGTGTACGAGCTGTATGCCGCCGGACAGCTCGCGCTCGGCGCGGGGGAGGCGACATGATGCTGCGCACACAGGAGACACTTGACGGCGAGATCATCGTTGACAGCTTTGCCGGTGGCGGCGGTGCGTCCACGGGAATCGAGCTGGCGCTGGGGCGAATCGTCAATGCGGCGATCAATCACGACCCGGCAGCGATCCGGATGCACGAAGCGAACCATCCGTACACGGAGCATTACCAGGCGTCTGTCTGGGATGTGGATCCGGAGACGGTCTGCCGAGGGCGGCCGGTGGCACTGGCATGGTTCTCTCCGGACTGCAAGCATTTTTCGAAGGCAAAGGGCGCAGCACTTGTTGACCGCAAAATCCGGGGCCTCGCGTGGATCGTCCTGCGCTGGGCGGCGAAGGTACGCCCGCGCGTCATCATCCTCGAAAACGTCGAAGAGTTCCAGACGTGGGGGCCGGTGCGCAAAGGAAAGCCGGTAAAGAAACTGGCCGGAACGACGTTTCAAAAGTTCATCGGGCAGCTTCGGGCACTGGGATATAGCGTGGAATGGCGCGAGCTGATGGCAGCCGACTACGGTGCGCCGACGACAAGACGCCGGCTGGTGCTGATCGCCCGCTGCGATGGGCGTGCGATCGTCTGGC